GGGGATTGGTGTTGTGTATCTTTACAAGTTCAAAGAAACTGATATATTCGTAAATCAGATCGAAGCTCAAGTAAAACAAGAGTTTTTCGTTCACAACACTAACGTTTACTACAACAAGAAAGGGTTACAGTCTGGTTCCTTCGCCGCGAGCGTTGTGTCACCAACTGGAACCCTTTCTCTCTTTGAAGAGAATGTTGATAGGAATTCTACAACAGGCTTTGTTTATCCATTCACGGTAAAGTCTGATGCCGCCGTTGCATTCAGAGAGACTAGCGATACACAGTTTGCTACTGCTTATGGCTTAGGACAAGTAATTACAGGAACTTATCCACTTACTTCCTCACTAAGCAGAGAGTACTTCGCTGCTAATTCTTCGCGGTCCCGTGTTACTGCTCTAAAGAATACACTAAATTACTATAGAGTAAAGTCACCATATTACGCTTTTAGTTCAAGTTATGGTGACAAAGCTACTATGGCCTTGAATATCATAAATGTTCCAAACATCTTCTATGGCTCAAAGCTAAGAAAGAATACGATTAGTCTTCAGTACTATATAACTGGTACACTAATAGGAGAACTAAAAGATGTCAGAGGAAATGGCGAATTGGTTCAAGTTGGTCCTTCAGGTTCTACTGGTTCCGGCTCTGTTGCTGGTGTTGTCTTATATGATGAAGGATTTATAATCCTATCTGGCGCTTGGGATATTACCAGCCAAACCTACGATTATCCTGATTCTCCCGGCGTTGCAGACCAACCAAAGTGGATTTACTTCGGTACTGGTTTGAACGATGGAACTGCTGCAAATGCTGAGCTTTCTTCAAGCTACAACATTACATTTGAAGCAACCAATTACGTCCCATCAGTAACGATGCTTTGTGCTGCCCCAATAGGTGAGTTGGACTTCAGTAATAACCCAACATATCTTCAATATACTCAAAGACAAAATAGATCTGCATCTGTTTCTGATTACAGGTTTATTGAACACACTTTGGACATCAAGAATACCATCTCCGCTTCGTATGTCACGCAGACAGCCAGCTTTGAAAAGCAAACATTTATCACCAAGATCGCAATATATGATGAAAATCAAAACATTATTGGTATTGCAAAGTTGGCAAAACCGGTTAGAAAGACATTAGACAGAGACTACACATTCAAATTGAAAATGGATTTCTAGTGATTCTCGGATTAGACATTTCCACAAGTATTACAGGCTTCACGATTATAGACGATAAAGGTTCCATAATTGTCAATGATGCTTGGGATTTTAGGAACAAGAACAAATTTGACTGTATCTTTGACAAAGCTTCTCATGTAAAGAAGCAGATCGTTGAACTTTCAAAGAAATACAAAATCAAAAAGGTCTACATTGAAAAGTCGTTGCAATCATTTAGCACAGGCTTTTCATCTGCCAAAACTTTGTCAACGCTATCGTCTTTCAATGGTACGGTAAGTTGGATTTGTTTTGAAGTATTCGGCCATAAACCTGAGTACATTGCTGCGACCTCTGCCCGCAAGATCTGCGGCATAAAGATAGAAAAGGGCGTCAAAGCTAAAGAAGTCGTGCTAAAGCACTTGGTTGACAACGAACCTTCGTTCGTGTTATCTTTAACCAGAACGGGTTCCGTCAAGCCTGAATCATATGATAAGGCTGACTCGATCATCATTGCAAAAGCGGGCTTTTTATGCGAACAAAACAACAAATCCTAACAGATGTACTTGGGTCTCCCCGACGATCAAGTGGAGAACACCTATACAAATGCCCTTTTTGTGAACATCATAAACATAAACTCAGCGTAAACTTCGATAAGAATGTGTATAAATGCTGGGTATGCAACGCTACCGGTAAGAGCATCGGTCGCTTGGTCAGGCAGTTTGGATCATTTGATGCAAAGCAAGAATGGTCTCTTCATGAAAATGACGTTGATCTATCCAAATTTGAAGAACTATTCGAATCCAAGAAACCACAACTGGAAACGATTATCAACCTTCCGGAAGAGTTCGAATCGTTGGCTAACCGAACCCTTATAGACGGCTCCGAAAAGCCTCTCAAATACCTCTATGAGCGCGGTATAACGAAGGAAGACATACTGAAGTGGAAGATAGGATGGTGCCCTTCTGGCCCCTATTACGACCGTATTATCGTGCCTTCGTTCAATAACGACGGATGGGTGAATTACTTTATCTCTCGCTCGTTTACTGGCGCGTTTCCAAAGTATAAAAATCCACAAGCATCAAGAAACATCATCTTCAATGAACTTTATGTCGATTGGGATAAGCCTATCACACTGGTCGAGGGAGTATTCGATGCAATAAAAGCAGACAATGCTGTTCCTTTGTTGGGTTCTACACTTACAGAAAACTCAAAGCTTTTCCAAGAAATAATCAAACGGAATGCAACTGTCTACCTCGCTCTGGACGGGGACGCAAAGAAGAAAGAGATGGACATTCTTGAGATGCTTTTGGCCTATGACAATCCAGTATACATGGTAGATGTCAACGGTTTCAACGATGTTGGAGAAATGACGAAACAGCAATTCCAACTTCGCAAGAAAGAAGCTTCATTTATCGATCAATCTAACTATTTACTTACGAAAATGTTTAGTTTCTAAACGAAGGAGCTTATATGAAACTCACAAGCGAACGAATCAGACAGCTTATGCTGGAAGAGCTAGGTCCAACCCTCGATGAAGTCATGGGCGAAATGGGCTTAGTCAAAGACGAGGCTAAGTTTGATTATCACGGTCAGATGATGCCACCAGCAGATATGCTTGGCGATCCCGACTACGAGGGCGAAATGGCTCGTTTAGAACTTATCAAGGCTTCTAAATATGCCTGTGATTTGACAGATATGCTGAAGAATAACGACCAATTACCAGCTTGGATCCAAGCAAAGATCACAAAAGCATCAGATTATCTTAGCACAGTAAAACATTATTTGTCTGATCGCGCAGAATTGGCTAAGCGCGATAAGGACCATCCAAGCCCAAGAAACATGTATAAAGTTCCAACCGGTGGTATTACTGGCGATGTTGAGATTGAAATCGAAGAGGTCGTTCGTAAGCCTCGCAAGAAAGGTTGAACAGATGAAACTTGATCAGTTGATCAGGGAAGAGTTCGATAGACTTCTCAACGAATATGTTGTGCCGGTAAGCTATTCGCTTTCGGATTGGAAGAAGTTTAGAAAAGAACATAGTATGTCTAATGCAGAGTACCACAAGAAACATCCTAAAACCCGCTGGAAGGTGGTGCATGGACATTCAAAGGGTGAAATAGGTAAGTCTCTGCCCGGTATGTCTGACATGTCGTACCAAGAGGCCACCAAAGCTCACGCTGCTATAGCTATGCGGAAAGAGTCCAAGATTTTAGGCGAACAAGCACCAGATAGCTTTCTCACTGATCCGGTAAAAACCTCTCCAACTACAACAGCGCAGCAAAAGACAACTGTAAAAGCACAGTTTTCCAAGCCTCAGACTACCCAAACTTCAGCGGTAGAAAGAGGCATTTTGATGGATATCCAAGCTAGGCTAACACAGCTAGCGGATTCACCGGATGTAAATTTATTGAAAGCCAAGCCAGTCCTCCAGAGAATGCTTACTGATCTGGATAAAATGTTCAAGGACAAGCTACAGAATCCACCGACCACTTGATCGTAGGATTGTTACGGTTTGGACTTGACCAGCGTTTGTAGACTGGTTATAATAGAAACATAGAATGGAGTTTATGTGAGCATTCGTATTGCCCACATTTCGGATACGCACATCCGAAATTATAAGTATCACTTTGAGTATAAGGCAGCTTTCCAAGATTTGTACTCAAAGTTGCGTGAGCAGAAAGTGGATTACATTATTCACTGCGGAGACATTGCTCACACCAAAACACAACTATCTCCTGAATACTTTGAGTTGGCAAGCGACTTTTTGAGCAACCTTGCCAACATTGCCCCAACATACGTTATCCTTGGTAACCATGACGGCAATCTAAAGAATTCAAATCGTCAAGATGCGATTACCCCAATCGTGCAAGCCTTGATGAATTCCAACTTGCATCTTCTAAAGAACTCCGGTGAAGTGGTTGTCAACGAACTACTTACGCTGAATGTTCTTTCTGTCTTTGACGAAGACAGGTGGATGAAGCCAAGTGATCCATCAAAGATCAATATTGCGCTTTATCACGGAGCTATCGGTGGAGTCCAAACCGATATTGGTTGGACCATGCAAGGAGGGGACCATGATATCAGCATTTTTTCTGATCACGATTACGCTTTACTTGGTGATATCCACAAAACCAACCAAATTCTAGACACAGAAGGTAGAGTTCGCTACCCCGGTTCTACCATCCAACAGAATTTTGGTGAAACAAATGATAAAGGATACTTGCTTTGGGACATTCGTAGCAAGGATGACTTTGATTGCACTCACATTCAGATTCACAACCCAAGACCGTTTATCACAGTCAATCTGACTTCAAAGGGTCAACTGCCTAAGAATACAGTGATTCCTTCTGGCGCACGGGTCAGACTAGCTAGCGATTTCAACCTAACAGTTCAGCAGATGAACAGGGCTGTAGAATTAGCAAAGCACAAGTTTAGCCCAGAAAGCGTTACCTTCCTATCCCGCGCCGACAATAAGCGTGGTCTAGGTTCAAACGCGATTACGAATGTGCCCAAAGAAAACCTACGAGACCCAGCAATCCTAGAGAAGTTCATCCGGGATTATCTAAAGGACTATGAATGCACTGAAGAGGTAATTCAAAAGGTTCTAGAGCTAAATAAGAAATACTCTGCTATCGTAGAAGAGACAGAAGAAGTTGGTCGCAACATCAACTGGCAAATCAAGTCGCTAGAATGGAACAATCTGTTCAACTATGGCGAAAACAATAGGATCTCTTTTGAAGACCTATCGGGTATTGTCGGAATCTTCGGAAAGAACTTCTCTGGTAAGTCCAGTATTATTGATTCACTATTGTTCACTATCTTCAACACTACTTCGAAGAATGAACGAAAGAACTTCAACGTCATAAATCAGCAGAAGAGCTTTGCTTCTTGCGTTGCTACGATTGCAATCAATACCGACATTTATACAATCGAACGCTCGCTTACAAAGTATAAGAAGAAGGCCAAGTCTGAAATCCTTGACGAAGCTAAGGCCGAACTTGACTTTGTGAAAGAATGCACAATTACCAATACCAAAGAATCGATGAATGGCGTTTCCCGTGTTGAAACCGACCATAACATTCGACGCATCTTTGGCACATTTGATGACTTCCTCAACACATCTATGTCTAGCCAGCTTGATGGTCTTTCCTTTGTGCGCGAAGGCAGTACAAAGCGAAAAGAGATTATTGCTAAGTTCTTGGATTTGGAAATCTTCGAAAAGAAGTTTAGGCTAGCCAAAGACGATAGCTCTGACCTAAAGGGTGCTTTGCGTCGTTTGGAAGGTCGGAATTTCGATGGTGAGATAGAAAATGCTCATGCCGAGCTAACACAAAGTGAGCAAGAACTCACAGATTGTCTTAGCAAGTGCAGAACTCTTGAAACAAGAGTACAAGAACTAGAGGGTGAGATCAAGACGCTAGAAGAACAGATCAATGCTTGTTCAACCGAAGTAATTGATGGAGCAGAACTTCGCAATCTTATTTCTAAGACTAACATGAGCCTTCTAACAACTGAGGGGCAAGTCTCGGAAAACGAGAAGACCATCACAGAAAAGAAGTCCTTGTTGGAGAAGGTTTCAGCATTTATTGCTAACTATGACTATCAATCTTTGATTGCTCGTAAAGAGAACATCAAGCTTCTAAGGGAAGAACTCACAGACATCGAAAGAGAAGTAAGACTAGCCTCCAGTAAGGCTAGTCTTCTTGAAGGCATCCCGTGCGGAACTCAATTCCCAAAATGCAAGTTCATTCGCGATGCATCTGGAGCCTCGACAATTGTTTCCGAGTCTAAGAGTAAGATCGAACAACTAAATGAAAGAATGTCTGAGTATAAGCCAGATAGTATTCAAGCAGACTTGGATAAGTACAACTCTATCATTGCTCGTAGAGAAGAACTTGTAAAAGAAATCAAGGATCTAGAGTTTTACATTGAGCGTGGTAACTTCAACTTGACAAAGCTCCAAGACGAACTTAGTACTCTACGACAGAAAGAAGAAGTATATGAGCAGACTAAAGAGCAGATCAAGAACGCTCAATCTTTGATGATCAATCTGAATAAATTGAAGATTTCACTAAAAGACGCAAAGCGTTCCCATACTGATTGCACCGATAAGCTGGTTCTCCTCCATCGTAAGATTGGATCGGCAGAGCAAAAGCTAGAAATGCTCACAACCCAAAAGGATGAGCTAGCTAGCCTTCGCACTGAATTCTCAGCCTATGAACTCTTCATGCGGTGTATGCATTCCAACGGTATTGCTTACGACATTATCAAGAAACAACTTCCGGTTGTGAATGAAGAGATTACCAAGATCCTTTCAAACCTGACAGAGTTCAATGTATTCTTCGAAGAAGAAGGTGATAAACTCGATATTATGATCAAGCATGTTGATCAGGATCCAAGACCACTTTCAATGGCCTCTGGTGCAGAGAAGACTATGGCTGCTATGGCTATTCGATTGGCGCTTCTACAAGTGTCTAATCTTCCAAAGTCAGACATTATGATCTTGGACGAGCCGGGTACAGCATTGGACGAGAACCATCTTCAAACCTTTACTCAACTCCTTGATCTTTTGAAGACACAGTTTAGAACCATTTTGGTTATTTCTCACCTTGATAGCTTGAAAGATGTGGTAGACACAACTATCGAAATCACAAACAAAGACGGTTTTGCTTTCGTAAATCAATGACTATTTATACCAGAGGTACAAACATGGTACAAAAAGCATTTATCGATTGGGGTCTCAACAAGTTAGTTTCCAGAAAGCTGCTTGTTTGGACCACCGCAACTGTCTTAGCCGGTATCGGCTTTCTTTCAAGCTCTGATTGGGTTCTAATCAGCGGCCTTTACATAGGGACACAAAGTGTTATCGATTCTATCGTCAAGCTACGCGGCGGTCGTTCAACTTCTGAAGAAGTTTGATCTTGTCGCTTTTGTGAAGTTTGTGGCTCACTACTGGCGTGAGCTTCTAATAATTGCATTGATTATTAGTTTCTCTATTGCGTTGAAAAACCAAAAGAGTTATAATAACGAAATGTATCAAGAGCTAATCAAGATACAGGGCGAAGAAATCGAAAAGCTAAATGAAGTTCATAAAGAAGAACTGAAAAAGCGCGAAGAAGCGATTGCTAAATACCAAGCCCAAATAAGCAAGATCGAGAAGGACTATCAGAAGAAGCTCAAAGACCTTTCTAAGAAAAAAGATAAAAGGGTGAAAGAGATAATCAAGAAAAGAACTGATAATCCGAAAGAAGTAGCTGACCTTATAACTAACACATTTGGATTTGAGCATGTGGAATAAAATCATTCTAATCATTTGCCTTGCATTACTATCTGCTAATGCTTACGGTGAAGAACAAAAGGGGAAATTCATCCTCGTTCCTAAAGACGGCAGAGTACCGTTCCAAGCAACTTGCTTTGACGACTTAGCCACAGCCATTCTAGTCTCTGATAAAGAGGCAGTAGAACAACGACACATACTAGAGATCGAAAGGCAAACAGCCCTTTTGAGGACTGAATGCGATAAAAGAGTAGAACTACAAACTATTTCTGCTGACGCAGAAAGAGATAGATTGCTTGTCCAGCTTCAGTCTAGACAAGAACAAATTGACATTCTAAATAAGAAGCTTTCAAAAATAGAACGTATTGATATTCCCGGCATCATAACTGCTGGAATTCTTGGTGGTATTATAGTTGGTGGCGGTACCGCTATTGGCATCAACATGGCGATAAACAAACAACAATGAACAATCCTCCAAAGCTAGACTGGAATGAAATTGCCAGATACGAACAGGCTATAGCTAAGAAGTATGGTCAAGAAGCCGTTGATAACCTTCGTGCATACTGGAACGATGAGAAAGAGAACGGTTATCTTGAGCAATTGAAGCTGCTCAAGGAAAAAGATCTACATGCTTGGGACAAAGAGCGAAAAGTCTTTGCTGACGGGTTTTTTATAACAGAAAAACTACTTACTAGAGAAAGTTCTTTTATTGCCTGTCCAATCTGTAATAAAGCGGAGAATAACGCCAAAGACGATTTCTGTATAAAGAAATACGAATGCTGTTATACCTGCTATGTTCAATGGGTTGAAGACAGGGAAGAAAGATGGAAATCTGGGTGGAGGCCCAATAAAAATGGCAACAATACTTGAAGTAGTCGAAGCAATCTCCAACATCGTTAGCGAGTTGGGTTATGATGGAGCCAAAAACAAAAAAGGCGAACCCGTCAAGATTGGTCTCAAAAGAGAAGAAGGAAACCCTCTACTTGATAAGCGAGTGATGGACGGTTTCGGCGTGCAATTCCACGGCGACCAACTCATCATCAAGTATCATTCAGAGATTATGCTTCAAGAAATCTACAAGGGCAATCTAGAAGCCGAAGTAGAACAGAGAATTCAAGATGTTGCTAACTTCATCAAGAAAGAATACAGCGGCTATTCTAAGGCTAAAGGCTCTTTGTCGCTAACCCCTGTAGATGAAGTAAAGGTCCGCGCAGAGAATACTTCCCGTATCCGCTATTGGGTTACAGCCCATAGAGCATACAAGATCGGCGGCGCACAAGGCACCGATCCAGTAAAGGGCGAGAGCAGAGATTCAATCGATGCAAAGTTCCGCTCCTTCTTAGAGCAAGGAGGCTCAGGTACTCGTCCGAAGAATGACACAAGACGAGACTGATGAGCCAAGTACTAACAAAACAAGAGACCCTAAAAGAAATAGTCAAATGCGGTAAGGATTCGGTCTATTTCATCAATAACTATTGTAAAATTTCACATCCTCAAAAGGGTCTCATTCCATTTAGCTTGTATGACTTCCAAAAGGAAGCAATTCAAGACTTTACGGATTATCGATTCAACATCGTTCTAAAAGCCAGACAATTAGGTTTCTCGACTGTAACAGCGGCCTACATTGCTTGGCTTTTGCTGTTTCATAGGGACAAGAACGTTTTAGTTGTAGCTACCAAGTTTACGGTCGCAGCTAACTTGGTAAAGAAAGTAAAGAACATCATGCAGAATCTTCCCAAGTGGTTGAGGATTTCTGACATCAAAGCAGACAATAGAAGTTCATTCGAACTAACAAACGGTTCTCAAGTAAAAGCTTCTTCGACCTCCGGTGATGCTGGTCGTTCAGAAGCCTTGTCCTTACTGGTAATCGATGAGGCTGCATTCGTTGAAGGACTTGATGAGCTATGGACAGGCTTGTACCCAACGCTATCAACAGGTGGCCGATGCATTGCTTTGTCAAGCCCTAACGGCGTAGGCAACTGGTTCCACAAGACTTATTCAGAAGCAGAAACCGGTAAGAACGATTTCCATCCAATAAGCCTTCCTTGGAACGTACATCCCGAGCGCGATCAAGCTTGGTTCGAAAAAGAAACAAGAAACATGTCTGCACGACAGATTGCACAAGAATTGGAATGTTCTTTCAATTCGTCTGGTGATACAGTCATACCTTCCGAGCAACTTGCTAGAATCGATTCGGAAATAAGAGAACCAGTTTATAGAACAGGTTTTGATCGTAATCTTTGGATGTGGGAACAATATGATTCTACAGCCACTTATCTATTGGTAGCCGACGTTGCAAGAGGCGACGGCTCAGACTATTCTGTTTTCCATCTTACAAAATTGGAAACTATGGAAATTGTTGGAGAGTACCAAGGTAAACCAACTTTAGGAGAGTTTGCTTATGTCCTATACAATACAGGCAAGGAATTTGGAAACTGCTTGCTTGTAGTAGAAAATAACTCTTTAGGTATTTCTGTACTTGAAAAGCTAAAGGAAATGGGTTATCCTAACATATACCACTCTACAAAAGGCACACACGATTTTGTTGATTCGGCAGAATCGTTTGATTCGGACAGAGTGGTTGCTGGTTTCACAACGTCTTCGAAGACTAGACCTTTGATCGTTGCCAAGCTAGAAGAGTTTATTAGAAACAAATCTATCAAAACTTATTCGGCAAGGCTAGCATCAGAGTTCAGAACATTTATCTGGAATGATAATCGCGCACAAGCAATGAGATCGTATCACGACGATCTAGTTATGTCACTGGCGATTACTTGCTGGGTCAAAGACACAGCGTTGACGGTAAACCAAAGAGAAATAGAATACAAGAAAGCAATCGTTGATTCTATGGTCTCTACAAACAGTATCTTTACTACTACTATTCCGGGCATGAGAGGTCATAACATAAATGGCTTCAAACAAAATACATGGGATAGGGCAATGGAACAAAGAAACTATAGTTGGCTACTAAAGGGCTAAGAAAATGGCAAAACAAGATAAAAATCCAAGAGATGCAAGTTCCGAACTGTTCCAGAGATTGACGAAAGTATTCTCAGGTCCACTCGTAAACTTCAGAACCCAATCCACCAGAAGACTACGACGTTCTTTGATGGACAAATACGCTTCGCAATTCCGTTCTGCTTCAGGACAACAATTCAAGCGTTCACAGCTTTACGCATTCTCAAACATGCAGAATGCTATTATGATCAACCACAATCGCTCCGAGCGTTATGTGGACTTTGATCAAATGGAGTACACTCCAGAGATTGCTTCTGCACTAGACATTTATGCAGACGAAATGACCACTCATTCCGCACTTCAGCCAATGTTGAATATCAAGTGCCGAAATGATGAAATCAAGGGTATTCTACAATCGCTTTATCATAATGTGCTAAACGCTAACTTCAATCTTTTTGGATGGTGCCGTACAATGTGCAAGTATGGCGATTTCTTCTTGTATCTCGATTTGGATGAGAGAGAAGGTATTACCAGTGCAATTGGTTTGCCTCCTCAAGAAGTAGAGCGCCTAGAGGGTGAAGACAAGACAAATCCAAACTATGTCCAATTCCAATGGAACTCAGCAGGTATGACTTTTGAGAATTGGCAGGTTGCTCACTTCCGAGTATTGGGTAATGATAAATACGCTCCATACGGCACTTCAGTCCTAGAGCCAGCCCGCCGTATTTGGCGTCAGCTAACTTTGCTAGAAGACGCAATGATGGCTTACCGTATCGTCCGTGCGCCAGAACGCCGAGTTTTCAAGATTGACGTTGGCGCTATTCCTCCCAACGAGGTAGAACAATACGTTCAGAAAGTTATCACTTCAATGAAGAGAAACACTATCATGGACGATCAAACAGGTCGTGTAGATTTGCGTTACAATCCTCTTTCTGTTGAAGAAGATTACTATATTCCTGTTCGTGGTGGTTCCTCTACCGAGATCACTTCTCTCCCCGGTGGTACATTCACTGGCGATATCGATGACGTAAAGTATCTCCGCGACAAACTCTTCTCTGCCTTGAAAATCCCTGCTTCTTATATCTCTAGAGCAGAAGGCGCAGAAGAAGATAAGACTACCCTAGCTCAAAAGGATATCCGATTTGCTAGGACAATCCAGAGGCTACAAAGAATCGTCGTATCCGAACTAGAAAAGATTGGTATTATCCATCTTTACACTCTTGGCTTTAGAGGCGACGATCTTGTAAGCTTCTCTTTGGGTCTGAACAATCCTTCTAAGATTGCCGAAATGCAAGAACTAGAACATTGGTCTACAAAGTTCGATGTTGCAAGTAAGGCAACAGAAGGCTATTTCTCCCGTAGATGGGTTGCCGAAAAACTATTCAATATGTCCGAAGAAGAATTCCTCCGCAATCAACGCGAAATCTTCTATGATCGTAAGTTCGACTCGCAGATCAACGCTGTTGCTGAGAAGATGCAAGAAGAGGCTGCTGGACTTGGTGGCCTCGGTGCTGGTCTCGGTGGTGGCGAAGAACTCGGTGCAGGCTTGGGCGAACTTGGTGCTGAAGGCGGTGAAGAAGCCGCTGCACCAGAAGCTGGCGCTGAGGCTCCACCTCCTGAAGAGCCAGCAGCCGAAGAGCCATTACTAGCCGCTCCCGGTGGTGAAGCAGAAGCTCCACTACAAGAGGATGAACATGGCAGCTACAGAGTTGGTCTACACGGAAGAAAGGAATATCTTCGTAAAGGCCCAAGTGGTAAGACATATTACTATGGCGATAAGCCCGGTGGCAGGAACAAAGCATCTGTTGCTAGGCAGAAGAACATAGGTTCGGTTATCAGGCCAGAGGCTCCAATGGGAAGAACGGCTCGTACCAGACTTCCCGGTGCAAAAGAATTGTCTGGACTTGCAACCGGTAAAATCTACGAGAGTGCCGCAACTACTTACCATGAGGAAGAAGCAGAAGTCTTCCGCACACAAAAAGAAATAAACAGACTAATTGAATCATTGGAGAAAAAGAAATGAGATTGCGCCATAATAAGAAAAGAAATACCGCTTTTCTTTACGAACTTCTAGTAAAACAATACGCTATTGCTTCTCTTCAGGAGAACAAAGCACTATGTGCAGAGATAAAAGAAGTTCTTTCTACATTCTTTAGGACAGGTAAGCCATTAGCTAGAGAGCTTTCCTTATATAAGAATCTCTATGAAACCAACAGTATCGATGGTTTTACAGCTATGAGGCTAGTACAAGAAAGCTATAATGCCTACCAGAAATTAGACCTAAAGACATTATTCAATGAACAAACAAAGTTGATCAATTGGATCAACAAGAACGTAGGACAGGATGCTTTCGACACTTTTGTTCCCAACTACAAGACACTTGCTACAATCTCACAAATCTTTGGTGGCGAGTCAGATGTAAAACAAAAGGTTATCTTGGAGCGCAAGCTTGTTGGTACCTTGGTCGAAAGACCACAACAACAGAAGAAAGCTGAGCTACAACCAATCGATAATCTGGTATATCGCACCGTTGTTCAAAACTTCAACAAGAAGTACAACGAGTCTTTGAACGAATCACAACGTAGACTAATTGAAAGCTATGTTATGTCGATCAGCGATGGTGGACTTCAATTCCAAATGAGACTAAACGAAGAGATCCACAGAATAAGAGAAGCAATAACTAGTTACACTAGCACCAATACAGAGACTGCTCAAAAGCTTCAATCGGTTCTACAACTGATCGAATCATTTAGGAAGACTCCAATAAATGAGCAAGTTCTAGAGAAAGTGCTAAAGCTTCAAGCTCTCGTACAGGAGATAACCGAAAATGGCAATAACGATTAAGATTGGTTCTGCTGAGCCACAGAAGATCGAACCAAAAGAAATCGTCAATCTCAAGGTAGCCAAAACCTTGAATGACGATGTTATGATTTTCGATCATGCTGATGTCTACATCGTTATCCAGCCAAAGTCACAGAAGGTTGTTGCCTATGCTAAAGATGTAATGAGCGATTACGTTTACGGCGCTCAGAATAGACTATTCCACTATCTCGCTAAGCGCGGTCTAGTAAGTCCCGAAAGTGTTCAGGGCGGAAACGTATACGATTCAATAGAAGCCAAATACTTTCCTTCTGACAAATACGATGTTATCAAACTATTGATCTTGAACATCTATCGTTTTATTGAAGATGAAAGACCATACTTTGAATTTATTGAAGACTACGAAGATATGATGGTTGATAGATTCACTGAGCCAACAGACGAAGATTCTACAAGACTTGGCGAAGTGCCACAAGCATCCAAGAAGGGAACTGTTGCAGCTTCTCCATTTACTTACGGCAATGCCTACTACTGGCAGTCGTTCACTTACTAATGGAAGAAAGATGCTAGAACTTGCTTGGTTTATTCTCTGTTCTTACGGACTTACTTATCTTGTTGTTTACGCTTCCATTTTCAATTCGATAAGACCAGCAAAAGAATGGCTATATGGTTTTGGTAAGTTATTTCATTGCCCACTCTGTTTTGGATTTCATGCAGGATGGTTTTTGTTTTTACTTTCTCCAAATACCGAACTATTTAGTTTTGACCAAACAATCACAAATTTTTTCATTTGCGGTTGGACTTCAGCGGGGACTTCATACCTACTTAGTATGTTAGTAAACGACGAAGGTTTACGGTTCTCTCATAAATCAATTGACAATAAAGGGGATAAGAAATGAAACTCACTGAAGCTCAACTAAAGGCTA